ATGAAAATACTTATTATACGCAGGGATAACATCGGTGATTTAGTGTTAACCACTCCGCTGATAGCCTGCATCGCGCATGTTTACGGCACTAAAGTCGATGTTTTAGTTAATACCTACAATCAATCTGTTCTGGACAATAATCCGCATATTGGACGCAGACATCTTTATAGCAAACTACACCATCGTAAACCTCACCAGTCAGCATTGGGCGTGATCCTGCGCCGTCTGAAAACCTGTGTTGAGTTGCGGCTTGCACGTTATGATGTGGCGATAATCGCACGCGAAAAATGGGATAAACGCCCTCTTCAGTGGGCCAGATTATCCGGCGCCAAAAGGGTAATCGCTATCGGTAATAATTCACCGGCGGCGATTACAGACCTTATCCCGCAGCCGACAGAAAGGCGTCATATCGTACAGTTACTTGCCGAACTGGCAAAACCCATCGGCGTTTACCGGGAGCCAGGGCCACTGGAGCTTTATATCACAGCGGAGGAAATCAGCTTCATACAAACCCGACTGTCCATTCCTGAAAATTTGCCAGTGTATGGGTTACAGATCAGCGCCAGAAAGCCAATGCAACGCTGGCAGGCAGAAAAATTCGTCGAAATCGCGCAGCGGCTGAACCAGCGTGAAAAATGCCATATTCTGCTCTTTTGGTCACCAGGCAAAACCAGTAATAAAGAGCACCCCGGGGATGATAATAAAGCACAGCAAATCATCGCGGCATTAGAGGGTTCGTTTATCACTGCTGTCGAGACTAAAAGCCTCAGAGAGCTGATGGCGGCAATGTCACTCTGCGATCAGATCCTTACAAGCGACGGAGGTGCATTGCATATTGCTGCTGGGGCTGGCGTCCCGACTGTTGCCATGTTTGGCGACAGCGACGCCTGGTTCTGGGGACCATGGGGGGTTGCAAACGAAATGTTAGAGGCTCCGGAAAGGAATGTCGGGTTATTGAGCGTTGATGAGGTTTACAACCGATTTATTGCATTGCGCTCACGCGTTCTGGCTCACAACCAGACATAATCAGGCGCTTCTGTACCACCCCATAAGTTTCACAAAGGTGTTAACAACCGAAAATGCACTATCGCCTCCAGTGTTTTCGGTTGTTCCTGATACGCTATGAGCATGCGCACCTATGCCTGTTGTATGGGTGTGCGCCCCGATAGCGACAGTATGCGTATGCGCTCCCGCGCTATTGGTAGCGGCCACGTTATTGCCGAACCATCGATCATGCAAAGAAATTCTGTAACTTTGTACCGCCCCATCTAAGGTAAACTGCCAGGCATTATGGGTATGCGCCCCCGCAGAGTTAGTCGTTTTGGTCCCATAGTCAAAACTACTGCTGGTCTTCGTACCGTAATCAAAGCTGCTGGTATTAGCCGAGAAACTATGACTATGTGCCGGTAAATTCCCAGAAGCCAGCGTAACGGCATCAGCACCGCCGGTTGTCATAATATCGGCGCCATCTGCCCTTGCTAAGCGTATCGTTCTGTTCTCACCGATATATACCCAGCTTGTGCCGGGGAATAATAGGTTCGGATTTTTATTCTGTGCAAACCAGGTCACGATTCCTACTGGGTACATCTGATCAACCGAATAGTGATATAAAGCGGTAGGGTTTATCACATTAAAGAATTCTTTGCTCTGATCGAGTAAACAGCAAAACGGCACCCCACTGACTAAATCACCGCTATCAAGTTCCCTTCGGTTACCTTTATACAGTGGAAATATGCCGAGTACGATCCCTGAAAGCGTTACCTGCAATGTAGCGCTCCCCGTATTCGCTGCTGTCGGGGTAATAATCAGCGGCGTTTTTAACTGCCAGTCTGTCGCGCTGTTATTAAAATACGTTGAGGGCAGAGAAACCGTCAGGGCGTTCGCCGTGCCGCCCGCGCTGGCGGTCGTGAAGTCTCCCGCCTGCAGCTGCTCAATCTGCACATAATTTTGTTCGGAACCGCGTGTCGCAAAGTTTGCTACCGCATCATTTAACGACCAGCCCTTCGCCCTGGTTCCCTCCTGTCCGCGAATGACGGTTAAGGCGTCCTGTGATACCGCCATCAGATGGCAGATTTCAAACACGGTTTGCTGAGCATCCGTGAGCGTAAGCTTTGCATAAATTCGATGCAGACTGTCGGGATTGGCAATATCCGTCGTCAACAATTTAGCAAACTGCTCGCCTGAGCCAGGTTTTACTGCAAATATTGTCTGTGTCGCGGTGATATCAGATGCGAGCGAAGACACCACATTATTACCGAATCCTGTAATCATGGTTTATTTACCGTCACATTGAAGGTGTAAATAAAGGGAAGATTAACTAACCCTTGCTCAATTGCCGTTTTCAGAAATTGCCCAACCCCGTCACCATATTCAGGCACCGTGAGATTAAAGGTTCCGGCTGAACTCGACACACTGATATTGAATGCACTCTGAAGGGTAAAATCCCCACCTGACTTGCCATATATAAACCTTGCTATACGCCGCTTTAACCAGCCGGTACAAAACTGAAAACCATCCCCTTTATAAAAATTCCACGTCAGTATGCGCTTAAAGTATTCATCTGGCAGATATTGTGTTTGTCCCGGCCAGTAGCTTTTTAATTTTGCATAAGGGACCGTGTTATACTCCACGCTGTTATAGGCTCCCTTCGCTATACTTTCCGTGGAAATTTTCAGATACGGTCTGCCATGTCCATATATACCTGCTGTAATCCAGTCGAGCAGATAGCCATTGATACCATCGTCTGGCCAGTAAGGTAATGTCAGTTTATTAAATGCGGTCAGGTAGTGTTGCGCCATTGTGTTGTATGCAGTAAAAAAGGCCACAACATTTGGATCATCGTTGTATTGCACAAATGGATAGGATGGAATGATTTTATCAATCGGATTTGCCATATCGTTGCACCGTAACGCGTGATGGGTCTGTGGTGAAATAACCATACTCACCACCGTATATCAGCCCCGTCCCGGTCAAGGGTGGGACAACAACGCCGTTGATACCGATACTGACGTCAATCAGTGATATCTGCGTAGGGCTGATCAGGGGCGAGATTGCGCTGAGAAATATCGACTTGATCTGATATGTGTTTATCGGCTCGCCGATGGGAATATCATTGATATAGTCCACCAGTGGCGTAATGGCGACGACAGAGACGCTATCAGGATCCAGTTGATCAGCAACCCGAATATTCCATGTGAGGATCACCGATGCCATTTGCGACGTCGGCAGGATAACCGGTATATTATAGTTATCCGGATAATCCGTTATTGTAATGGTAATACTATCGGGTTTATTCCCCTCGCCATCGAGCACGTCCGCAGTCAGAACCGAAATATCAGGGATAGCATTATAGACGGCCAGTCCGACTTCGTAGGGATCGCCGCCGCCGACAATAAGCGCCCATTTGCCGGTGCTCACATTCCTGTAGGCGATCAGATTACTTTTAACGCCGGATACTTTTTGCAGCAGGGTTTTCAGAAAGCCAGGCACTCCCTGAGCGGTTACCATCCCGGCCTGCATAACCTGAGCGCGATACGAGGATTCGGACTGTTTCTCCGCGCCGGGAACCCCCGCAGTGACGTTGGTACAAGTCAAAGTAATGGTGCCGGGCACTGAGGTAATAATCTGCGTGACCGAGCCGGCAGGCACCGCCCAGCTCCCTCCGGTTGTCGCCAGACAGTAAACGGGCTTCGTTTGCCCGCCGGTTGGCACCACAGTATTATTTTGTACCACATACTGGTAGTTTCCATCAGAAACAATAAAACCTTTGGGGATCACAAACCCCGGCAGGCTTATAAAGGTGACATTAACCGAGGTATTATAGCCTTTTCCCTGCGGAATGCCGTAGATATGCCCCAGCTGCATCAGCATTGGCAGATTAGCACCGTAGGGCGTGACGGCGTTAATAGTCTCTACCATCGCGCTGTCGATAAGGGCAATTGCACCGGTGGCCGTGCTGGCTAAATCAGTAATTAAACCAGCAGGCAGATTTGCAGTGTAACCGGGGACGATTGCGGCAACATGGGTAATAAGGTTGGACAGCAATGTCCTGGGCGGTGTGGGTTGTGCGCCGGATTGAGTAATAATGACGGGGAGATCTGACATAGATTACCTGTTATATGCATAAGGATGTTTAACGAGATGGAACCAATATTTCACCGAGATTAATCAGCAATCCATTTACCTTTATCGCGGTAATGGTGCAGGGTTAGTCAGCTTCAGGACTAAACCGCGATACGCTCGCTGAATGATGCTCCGTTAAGAAACACGGCTTGTATCTCATAAGTGGGACGGTCAGCCCCCTCTGTTTTGCTGATCGATAACGAGGCAAAGTAGCCAGCAAACTGCTGCTGCGTGATGTTGACATAGTAATCGGGATGTATTTGCGTAACGATTGACTGCTGCGTCGGCATACCGTACTGGGCGTAGAACGGGGATTCACCCAGGCTAAGTTTTAGCGTCTGGATCAGCGTGGTTAACCAGCCCCAGGAGAAATCCCCTTTCTCATCGGCTTCCACCGCAATCCATTTTGCCTGACCGTGTTCGTCAGTGATTCTTCCCCAGGTTCTCATTGCCTGCCTCCGGAATTGGGTTTTTCTGAAGTAATGGTGCTGCTACCGCCCTGCACATTTTTGATGTCATGGCCGTGCTGGCTGACGCTGACACCGTTGATGATTGCATCGTGCTGTACGCTGAGCGGGCCAATTAGTGATGCGGCAGTATCGCCGCTAATCTGCTCTGCATCCTGAACAATCTGGCCGTTAAGATGAATTGTCCCTTCAAGGCAGATATGGGCAGCTTTCAGTGTCACTTTACCTGGCTCAATGATTACCGATGCATCCCCGCCAACAGTTTTACAAATCACCCCTTCCGGGCCATACAGGGTGACCTTTTGTGAGTCTTCATCAGACCAGTTGACGTTAGCGAGCGGAACAAAAAACAGCGGCGTCAGTGAAGGCGACAGAGACAGGCTGGCAATGCCTGTACCCAAACCGGATACCCCGCGTAGCGAGACATCGGCGGGAATCGTGACACCTTTATCACCGGGCTGAACCGGATAGCGAATATAAGCAAAGGTTGCGATCGGTATGGTTATCTGCGGGTAGTGAACCCCCTCAGGCAGCAGATCGAACTGGACAGTAACAATCTGCCCTTTTACTGCCACTACATGGCAGGGTAATGCACGGCCGCGTAACGCGTCATTATTCTGCCCCGCAGTGGTGAGAATATTGGTTAGTGCTTTAGCAAAGGGGAATTTCTGCGCATCACTCATTTTCGGCCTCACGATGCTGCGCAAGCGCTTCATAAATGGTAACCCAGGCATTACTGCTGTCAGCTAAAAGGTACTTGCCGACATGACGCACAGAGGAAATCAAAAATATTCCGGAGAAATTCACATTATTCCGCAGCATGGGGCTGGAGTGTTGGTTATTAACCGACAGCAAAGATGAAGGGCCGGAAATAATATTTTGCGGCAGGCTAATCTTTTCGCCACAGCGCAGATCGGCTCTTAAAGGGCATGTAAAAGAAACCTGGTTCAATCCTGCCCATGTTGGCTGGCCGATTAATTCCTGCGGCAATATCTGTTTAGCGTCGTCCCTGCTAACCCACCAGTTATCGAAAATATGAATAGCCCCGTTTTGCCTCACGATCTGCACGCCGCTATAGCCATCGTCTTTAATGATACTTTTCGACAGACTGCGTACCATGGTGGAAAATGGTTCCATTCGTGGGCAAACGCCAGTGGCATCCTCTGGTAATGCTAATTTGTTGCTGACTGTGGTTATCACATCAGTGTTTGGGTAAGCTCCTTTTAGCGCCTGTTTCACCACCTCACCAAGATTATCCCCTTTCTTTCCCGACAGCGTAATACAGAGCGCTTGCCCTTCGTCGTTAAATAGCGGACAGGGGTTAACGATAAAATTCAGTGACTGTTCTGTACCGATCCAGTTCGCATAACAGTTATAAATCTCACCACTGATTATCCAGTCTGCCTGATTCCGATTCGCTAAAGGCAATCCCGCAGTAAAACCGGCCTTAAGTTTTAAATAGTATCCGCTAAGCTGGACGCTTTGACTCAGCATTGAAACGGGCAAACCGTACAGGGTAATCCTGGTTCCGCTTTTAACAATATCGTAACCGGCAATCGTCGCATCGAAATCAATATGCAACCCACTGCCTGCACTGACTGATGTGTCGAATGGCCCGATTAACGTGCCGTCGCGGGCGATTGCCGGTCTGCCATATTTGTCGGCGATTTCCAGTCTGTAATATCTCATCCTAAGTTACCTCAAACTGGCGGCTGCTAGCACGATAAACCAGTGAACCCGGCGCCCAGGGCAGCGCAAGATTGATGTCGTAATCATCCGGTGAATCTATCAGAGGAAGATACACGGCAGTGTTTCCCTGGCCATCGACCAGTTTCAGATAGAAACGATTGGCATAAAGGTTAAACGGCACAGAGGCAAAAAGATCCACGCCACCAATTGTTGCCTGAAACGAAAACGGTAGCTGGTCGTTGGGTCTGAACGGAATATAAGTGGTCATAATGGCGGTGGCCCCGCTAATTGAGTTCCATGGGTTGTCCAGCCCAGCCCGCCGGTTGCGGGCAAACCTGATTCAAATTTGTTCATCAGGTTACCAAGCACCGCCTCAAGCTGGGACAGGGTTAACAGCGGCTGCTCAAACTCAAACATCCAGGCGTGCTGCACCTGTTTGTTCTGGGTTGAGAAACCAGAGTTATCTGTTACTGCGCGCAACAGGCATCCGGTATAGATAAAGGCCGGAGTAAGCACGTTATAGCTGCCGCCGCACTGATTATGTTTATCAAGCGCCATTTTCAGTGCGGTAAACGTCAGTGATTTTGTCGCATAGCCGCCGTCGCGGGTGGCGACGGGACGCTGCATTTGCATCAGGATCCGATTGGGTTTGTTCACGACGGCATTAGCTGCCGTTGTCTGGTTATAGAAATTGAGATTGCCGATATCTTGTTGAATAAGAGTGGTCCCGGCCATCGGCATAAAACGTGCGGTAGGTCCGGTGCCGAGTTCACCGTGTAAAAGCCCATTGACAACACTTAGCCCTTCCGTAAACGCCGCAATGGGTAATGTGCCGCCGGGAATAGTGGCAGCCAGCCCATCAACCAGCATGATTGGTGAGATTTCAAATGCCAGTTGCCAGGCCTTGCCGAAATAATTTAATGCCATTTTTACCCCGGAGTGTTGTACATGCCTTTCACCTGGGCGCTGATATCGGATCCCGGCATCTGGTTAATATCAAGTTGAATGGTGGCGCGGACGTTGTCAGGCGCGCGCGCCAGTGCGTAACTCGCCTCTCTTAATTTGGGTATGATGCCGGGGTGCTGCGCCAGCCCCCCCTCCACTTGCGGCAGAGTTTTCAGCAGATAGTCTACGGTCTGTTTTTTAAGGCTCAGGTTGCCGTCCTGATCAATTTGCCCGCCGTTATACTGCGCCAGAGTCTTTGCAATATCGCCGTTATAACGCTGCATGTTGTGCTGCAAATATTTTGCTGCCGCCAGAGTGGCGTTATTGGGATCAAAAGCCTGCTCTTCACTCAGGCTGTAAGCGGCAGCGGTTGTTGGCAGGAGCTGAAATAAACCGGCGGCGCCGGATAACCTATTTCTGGCCAGCGGATTCCAGGAGGATCCGGTCTGCGCAATCGCCGTCATCAACCCTTTGGGTAATTTCGCCGTATCATTCATCTGCGCGACAAAATTCTTAATGTTTTTTTTCAGACCGTCAGGCATCTGATAATTGTCGTACACCCTCTCCTGAGAAAAAATACTGGTGTACTGGTTAAGTGGATTAGCACCAGGCAGTTTGCCACCCAGATACTTATCGCCAAAATTCACCAGTTCAGGAGCCGCACTGTTTCGCCCGGTTCCGCTGCCGCCAGGTTCAACACTGGATACTTTGCCGGCGATCCACCCAATCGCTTTTGCCAATACGACAACAATGGTTTTAATGTTGTCGGCAAAGGTTTGCAGATCCTTCTGGAACTGTTCGCTGCCAAGCCAGTTACTTAACGAATTCAGTCCCCTGCCCAGCAGCTCGAAAAGCGCTTTACCGTTCTCACCTCGGATAAATTGCTCCAGACCAGAAGTGATTGAATCGGAAAATTTTATTATTGCGGGCGCAAGGTCGCTGAGTGATTTAATCAAAGTGTTGCCGAGCCGATCTGCGTTATACGCAAGGCTGGAATACACCTGCTGCAGCCTGCCCTGGCTACCATCGCCAATCGCTGCATCCAGATAGAGTGACCGTTCATGATATTGCTGATTAACCAGAGGCAGACTGTCGCGATTTGCCATCAGCTGATTAGCATCGGCAGCACGAATAAAATCCAGCCCTTTTGCATGCAGAATGGCTTGTGCAGTGCCGGTATCTTGATGCTTCTCTAATAACCCGGTGATTTTGGTGAGAAATATTGGCAGATTCTGGTAAACACTGGCATTGGGATTCATACCCAGAGACATAATTCCACCATAGGCAGGATGGCCGGGATTATTGCGGGCAGCGGCCAGAGCCTGCATGATGTTATCCGTAGCAGAGATACGGGAGCCATAAACGCTTTTTGCCGCCTGCAACTGCCCGGTCGTCACCCCCAGTCCCTGGGCATCCCGGTGCTGGCTGGTTGCCTGCCTGGCGAACAGGCCATAGCCAAATGGCCCCGCAACCCTGAACGAAACCAGTCTGCTGCCCCATGATAAGGTTGTTGCGAAGAGTCCTTTTAAAGTTCTGGTGGTGACCTCCAGTGTCTTATTGATCAAAGCAAAAGCTTTCAGGGTGTCCTGAGTCTCTTGATTAAGATTTTGCAGAAACGTATTAAATCCGATATCGATGTTACTGCTTCGCAGCCTGTCAGATCCGCCAGGACCTACACTGAAAGCTGCCTTAAATTTTTCCGCTACTTTCTGCAACTGGCGAATCTTTGCGTCATCGATATCAAGGGTAACAACGGGGAGCGGGTTTCCGGCCATTAAAAGCCTCCGGGAGGGGTGCATTTCAGCAGTTCACGTAGCTGGGCTGCTGTTTTCAGGTTCAGCGGGGTATCGATAAATAACTGGCGAAAACCTACACCGGCACAGTAGTCGAGGATGTCGCTAACGACGTGTTCTCCATCCCGCCAGAATTGCCGCCTGGTTTCGATATCACTAATGAATCGATCCAGGCCATAAGGCTCAATGATGTGGTGGCACTGTTCCACAGACCAGCCACCACCTCCATAAGTCCCCTCGCCTGATCCGGTTTGTTTATCGCAGAGACACAGGTAAAAAAAACCAGTTCACCAATGATCTCATCCAGCACAACGATGCCTTTTTCGATAGCCACATCCAGCGGTTGAGTCTGCCAGCCTTTTCCTTCCTGCGCATAAACGAGGTTTGAAAGGCGGATAATTTCCCCCACCAGCGTATTGCGCACACCATTCGCACCGTCCCAGACACCCGCTTCAACAGCTATTTTCTCCAGCATCAGACAGGCGACTCGCGGCCCGGCCACGGTGCCTAACCCTTCGGTAAAAATGGCGGCAAAAGTTTTGCTGAGGATCAGGAAATGCTGTTTGTAAATCTCCCGGGAAATTGGCGTTGAATGGATCCAGCCCGCTCCCGACTCCGTTTCTACCGGCACAATCAGATTCATTACACGCGAGATTTTCATCAGAGCTCCCATAAGGCCGAGTTGATGTAATAAGTACCCGTAAGCGTAATCACCACCCCCGGGTCTCCTCCGGCAAAGGTCATATCGCCAACCGAAGTAATCGCGGTATTGGCCATATCAAACTCGCCAAAAGTACTGCTGTCGGTATAAAGACGCACATCCCCGATAAGACCATCATTTTCGATCTGCTTCTTATACCGAGCCGCCATCGCCTGGCTGCGTAACAGATGAATTTTGGCCTGCACCAGCACATAAGGCTGAGGCGACTGCACGATTCCGGTCATTGCCGGTAGAGCTTCAACGATATTGCCCTGAAAGGTTATCTCGACACCTTCCTTCGCGAGAGAGGAGGCGGAGACATTCAGTTCAGGGTGATCGGTAAATTTAGCGCTGGCCCTCACACGATTAAGCACGCCGGGGCTGATCATTGGATTATGCATTGTTCAGTTCCTTTTTAAGACAGCTGCATCGTCACGTTAATGTTGAAGATAATTTCCACAAAACCGCGCATAGGGGTATAAGTCGCAGACAGCCCTGCGTAACGGCCAATTCCGTAATCGTTGGGGTTATTCGTTACGTAGGTTTTAAATGGTACGGCGTTAACCGCGGTGTGACCGTTAACCAGGCCGTAAGCCATACCGGTATTAAATACGCCCTGGGCAACCATCTGCAGACGATCGATGCCATCCTGATCGTAATACAGTGGGTTAATCGGATTATTGCTGCCGTTGATTACCGCGTTCGCCAGCATCGTATCGACGTTGATCTGCACCCAGTCCACTGAGTACCAGTACGTCATATCGTTGCCGTCGCTGGTCACCCCTTTAACCAGCATGGTATTGGCGATCCCTCCTTCTGCGCCAGTGCCGACGTAGTTGATATGATTCTTTAGCATGGTGGTAAGAAGTGACGGTTTTGCCTGGCAGGCATTGACCGCCAGCAGAAAGCGAAAAGCCATCGGTGGGACTTTATTGATTTCGCCAGGCGAGGCGGAAACCAGATTCCACATTACGGCTGCCGCTGCGTTGGTCACCGGCCAGCTGTCATCGCAAACCGCGACAACCGATTTGATATTGGCGTATGGACTACTGTAACTGGCTTCAGTCGGTGCGGCGGTCAGCGTGAAAAAATAGTGCATCGCTTCATTACCGGTATATAACCTGGCCAGTGCAATAAAATCAGCATCGCCGTCCCAGTGAGACGGAACCAGCCAGGCATAAAAGCGCTTAGCTGGTTCTTCCAGATAACGCTTTAACGCGGCGACCTGTGCTGATGTTTTCCCGCCCTGATCACCCAGTTCCAGCAGATAAGTACCAACAGAATTCCCCTGGGCGAAAAAAGTATTTACCGCCGTAACCAGCTCTTCACTGCTTGCCAGCGTAAATACACCCAGCGTTACTGGTTTTCCTGACAACGTTGAAGGGGCGATGGTCCATTTCAGCATGCCATCGGCGGTCAGCGTCGCGGTATATTTACCGTTCCACGCCGATGGCGCGCAACCGCTAATGATGATATCAATTTCGCTCCCCGTATCGCGCTCAATAACCTCCCCCGCAGGCAGGCGCAGTGTCACATCTGCGCCGGATGAGGAGGGTTCCGCCTCCAGCGAACCGATGGTATTTTGCACCAGCCCGGTGATTTCAGCACTGTGCGTAATCAGTAGCGGATTGCCATTTTTTTGCAGCGTGGCGCCATGCGAGATAATAGCGGACATCTGTTGCAGGCTTGACGGCGTTGCACCGATAGTTTGTGAAACGTTAACAGTAACAATGTTGTAACTCATTATTTTACCTCATAGTTAAAGATGACTTCTTTAATCAGCTGTCTGGCGATGTCCCGCGCGGCAGACTGGTAATAGTTGGCGGAAAAATCGATAAATTTTCTATTCTCCAGCACGTCAATCTCTGTCTGATTTGATATGTCATCGGTGATGACCGGGATATTGGTTATGCCGAAATTTCCATCCTCCAGCGCGCTGTGCACGACATAGTCGAGGTATTCCAGCGCGACGGAGTTATTCAGGCCATACAGGGTTATACGTACCTGATCCTGTGCGTGCTGCCAGCGGCCCGGGCTATAAGGCGCGGCCTGCAAAGGCTGGCTCTCGCTGATATCGGCAATCATATACGGCGGCTCCAGCCTGGCTGGGTTGAGAAATGACGGATAAACCGGAGCAAACTGATTGAGACTTAACCAGATCGGCATACTGTTGGATAACACCTGCTGATCAGAAATATCCTCAGGGTCAGTGATAAGTTGCCTGCGCATCGTCGGTACTATTGCCGTGCCCCGATAATGAAAGATCCCCGCCTGGCCGTAAGCGCTATCCATACGGGCAAAGGCAAACTGTGTACCGGAAAATTCCGCTAACCAGATCGCATCGGGGCTTTGCAGATTAAAATCATCAATCTGCTCAGTCGGCGTAAAGATGATGCTGTTGAGCATGCGGGAGACGGCTTCTGCTGGTTCCGGGATCAGCTGGCGGTGAAGGCTGCCGTTAATCGTTATTGTGAAACGGTTATTGATATTCAGACGCTTTAGTACGTCCCGATTGATGATTGCCGCGCTAACCCAGCAGGCAAAACCATCCAGCGGCAGCAGCTGTTTTATATAAAGACGAAAAGTGATTTGCTGGTTTGAGGAGAGGATTTCGCCTGCTGGCTGAAGTACAGAGGCAAGCTGGTTACCGGTGTTCCCGGCAATGTCGTCAAGGCTCGGCATCATTATCTGTCCATGCAAAAAAGTCAGGGTAAATAATCAGCAACTGAGTTCATCCTGCATCGGGCGGGATCAATTCCAGCGCACAGTAAGTCCGGCGCGGAAAACAGCCACCAGTTGAATGACAAAAAAGAAACGAAAATTATTTTTCTGAATTGTCCATACGAGTGCGGCGCGCAATAAGTGTCAATGCGATATCGCGCAGGCGATCCGCGCCAATAAACCCCACCAGCGCGCCAACAAAAGCACCAGAGTTTGCCGGAAGCCCGAGATACTCTAATAAAACTGAAATAGCCAACGCGAAGATGCCGCAAATCAATGCGCCCGTAGCGGTATACAATTTTGATTTCCCGGCGCGCACATCGATTAAGGCGGAAATGCCCAATGCACAGAGACCGGCATAGATTGAAGGTAAATTAATTGCTATCCATTTTATTATTTGTTCCAGCAGTGCCGACGGCGTGGAGTGCATCCTGTCCTCCCTGAATGAGCGGCTTTGCGTACGAAGGGGAAAATAAACCAGTTCAGAAAGGGATAATATATTCCCTTACCTTATTCAGACATCAGCATGCCCAAATTATTAATCAGATAAATTAAAATCGACCAATAAAAAAGCCCTGACATATAATCAGGGCCTTGATTTTCGCTCTCAGTAAATACAGCTTTGCGAAGCGTATATAAAGTTAATCACTATTTGCGCAGCCGTGCAAGCGAAATCTTTCACTGTTTATTTCGAACGCATCGCACATTGGCCGGTAAAGCATAGACTCTGCAATATTAAGCCAGATATCGATTCGAGTTTCACAGGTTCTCAGGCTCCGCTCGGGATGGCTGTTATTGAATTCACGCGCTAACTGCTTTTTGCTTTTGCCGCGTCCGTCGAAACGGTCATGCAGCAATCTGATAAGCTGCGGATAATGGAAAAGAACTTCGCTAACGACTCTGTCGATAATCATCGCTTCGTGGTCGGTACAGAATACCAGCGAGCTTTTGTGTTTACTTGCCAGAAGCTCACGAAAGTAAGCAGCTAATTCATCTTTACTTAATCCGGATTTTTTCAGATTGTGCAAAATTTCACTTATCGCCTTTTGGGTTATTTTTCCCGAAGCAAGCAACTGATTAAACATATTACTGACACTCCCTCCCCCTATATAAGACCATCGCCCCCACATTCTTAACTTGCCTTGTATCCAGACAGTTTCGAGAGTACAGAGTCGAATGTCACTGGCATCGGCTTTACCGACAGTGGATGGATAAATCATCATACTGCCTCCTCGCGTAGCATTTCCGTTATGCGGAAAATGCCCACAGCAAGCCGGAAGATACCGGATATGCTGTTAAGGCGAAAAAGATTATTAGACAATTTATTATTGCGTCCAGGTATAAAATCGTCATCTGACCCGGCGCCAGCTTTAATGCTGTGCAGGAGCTCACTGGCCGCGGACATTGCCGGGGTGAATATATTTTGACTTATCTGTATAAACTGAAGCTGCGCCATCATATCCTCCGAAGGCACAGCAGTCACTCAGCACTGGTTGTTCAGGCCAGTTTATTTAGCAGTGTAACGTTGGTCATTAGGTATGACAATATGACATTTATAGCCCGCCGCGCGGGCAATTTCAATAAATTCAGCAACAGTTGCAATATGTTCACTGTTGCTTAATGACCGTACTGAAATAATCTTTCCATCGCCCGTATGTACGACTGTCATACCGTTTCGAGGGAGATTTTTGATCAGTTGTTTTCTGTCAATCATTTTACCTCTCCATGCAAATTTACAGCTTGCTGTTGGTTCCATTCCAACCCTGTAAAATTAAGATATTCTTAACCCTCAGTACAAAGTGGCAGAGTAAAACGATTCTGTTTTTTTACTTGCACTGTAAACCTGTCGTTATAAATAGATAAAAATATAATTATTAATTTAATAAATATCAAAACGTTAAAATAATAAACCTTTACCTGAGCCGGTTTCGCCCAGACTTATCTGGCTCTGTGAGTGAACCTGAGCCGCGCGGGTGTTAACAGAGTGAAGGTGCCAGACACTTTGCTGAATTAACTGCCGCATCCTGCTTACGCTGATGAGCAGACTGTTTAAATGCATTTTTTGCTGCTGTAAACACCACAAAGTTTACTAAACACTAAACTAAACATCAAGCATTTGCTTATTTGGCACATTGTTATCAGAATGAGTTATGGACATAAGAGAAATCAGGCGAATCCGCCTTAAAGAGTGGTTTACTGGTAAACCGCTTCCGGAAAATGAAAAGAGCTATTTATCACAACTGATAAACGGCAAATCGTCTTTTGGTGAAAAGGCAGCGCGCAGAATTGAGCATGATTACGGGATGCCGCTGAAGCACCTCGATACGTTGATGAACGGCGTCGATACTGCATTTCAGCTGGAGCTAAGCGCGCCTGAAAAGGAATTAATCGGCTATTTCAGACGTTTTCCTGACGCAGGTAAGCAAGAGGTGCTTACTCTTTTCCGCGAGAAAGCTGAAGGATACGATAAACTATTTGATGAGCTAGCCCGCCTTCGTCAGGCGGCTCAAACCTGAGCCTGCGCCCTGCAATACAGAAGCCAGCATAGCGCTGGTTTTTTTATTGTTGGTTCAATTTTGTTTATCATACACTTTACTTATGATTTATCGTTTAGTAAATTCAGTTTCAGCAAAGCATCCCTCGCGGCAAACTGAACATGCCGGGGCAATACCACGAGTTAACCCGGCGCAGTCTGAAGCTAAGTAGCCAGCCTGAGGCATATGAACATGACGGCAGGTGCGATATTGCAGGGTTTAACGGTCTTAAGCCTGAAACCAAAGCTCTTAATACGACCTTTTATGATGACCCAATAATCGCAGTCAATTTAAGCACAGCAGTAGCTCAGCGATTTGTTCTGACGGCGGGAAAGAACGCATCAATAACGAGGTAACTGCATGAGTCGGTTATTTGCCTTAATCATTACTGTTTGTCCAGCTGATGGCACAACCTGTGTTGAGGCATTGCTTAACTGGTATGAATCAAAACAATTTTGTGAAGAAGAGATAACAGAACACCGTATATTTACCGGAAATTGTTATTCTTTAGATCGGTAA